CAATCAACACAATCATAAATGAAATCGATAACATTTTTGACACTCTCTGAAAAGTTAATTTCAGACATTTGTTGTAATGAGTTGATGTTTGGATATTTCATCCTTACGCCAACGGTATCAGTAAACTTAATAATTGGATTACATTCTAAATTCTTCAATTTAACATCGAAGAGATTTACTTGCACATCCATCAAATTGCCACACTTCTGTTCCGTTTCTGGATTAACATGTTGGCAAGTATACTTTGTTTCAATTATTTCGCCCATTGAGTGTGCGCGCAAACGAATGAAAAAGTATTCAAGATCATAAACTGCTAAATCGTCAACGTTAAATTTTTTCGGTTCAATGACACAATTTTGTATAATTTGACGAATAGCGTTTATCATTGACGTTTCATCATTCGCCTCTAGCGCCATCAGAAGAATTTTTTCTTCTTTCACTAGAAATGGTCGAAACTTAACTTTCTTTTTTATAGAACTCAATTCAATTTCATGAATCGGATGCTCAATTTTAGGTAACATAATTACTCCACTTTATCTTCTACCAGAATTAAATGATATTTTATCTAACTTAAACCCAATCCTTTCAGAGATGTTATTCAAAGCATTATTAACTTTGCGCTCACCGCTGGTCGAAATCTGTCGAAGAACGCCATCGGTATCGTTAAATGAATTGAGAATCGTATTCTCTAAACGACCGATAGCCATGTTCTTTAGGTTCTCTTTATTTGCACTAGCGACTAGTGCGGAAAGTTTTTGCGCCAACTTAATTGGATTTGAAAGACGGCTACCTTGAACCACAACTTCTTCCATCTTCGCAATAGTTTCTGAAATACTTTCCCAACGATGGTATGCAAATGTAACCTGAATGCGCATAAAGCCATCGTCTGACCAATTCAATGGTACAGGTGCAATTGCAACTGGGAAAGCGTCAATTAACTTTACCCAATAAACTTTTGGTGCAGGTACTTCTGGACTGCTTTGTGCTGCTGGATTATCAGAAGCCCCACCGTCAACTCTACGTTTAATTGCTCTGAATGCATCAACAGTCAAATCAATAACGCTCGACGGAATCTTATCAATTAATGACATTGGATTATTCTTTTGTGCATCCGCAGCCGCTTTTGGATCTTGAACTTCTGGTGTCTCGCTCAAAGCGATGATTGATATAGTACCGACATAAGAATCACGATACTGCATATTGAACGTTCTTGGATCCTGTACAGAATTCATCCAAAGTTCGAATTGTGTTTTCTCATGCATATCGTTAGTGCAAAGGAATGTTAACGTTACTTCGTTGAATACTGTTCCCGTTGCTACCTTGTATGCTGGTCCATATATTTTAGCATCATTCGTCGTAATCGTTTTGCCAGGCAACTCTGCAGACTCGCAAAGAAACTTCATACGATTCATTATGTCGTTTGTCCATTTTGGACTAAACACTTCAACATAAAAACGATTCGTTTTCTGTAAACCACCGAAGGAGTTTATTTGAGAACGAAAATTGTCAATCGAAAAGATGTTTCGTACGACGCTACTGTCCAACCCTAAAGTCTGACGACTATTGTCTGCTGGAGGCGGCGGTATTTGTTGCGCTGGTGGGGTCGTCTGTTGAGGTGCTGGTTTTGGGTCAAAACCTGGTATTGTAAATGCCATTCTAGATCATCTCCAGTGAATCGCGGTGGACTTGCTCTTTTGTGGCACCGACAAACATTTCAACAGGTAGGAACAGTGCGATTTCCCAATTTGATGGTTCAATCTCAATTAAGCCAGAGGCAATATGAGAATTCAAATAACGCTTTAAGCAAGGTTTGAATTCTTCATAACGAGCAGCCCCTGCTAATAGATCGTACGATAACTGCATCTTGGTTGTTTCGTCGAAACGTTCATTATTGAGCGTATCGTATAGTTTATCGAGTAGAATGATACGATATTTGACAGGTAAGTAATGTAGATTCAATCCAAGAAACCCATCCTTATATCTTTCTACAGGAATGACTAAAGGGAAACGGTCATAGTATGGCAATTTATCTTTTGTTTTAGGGTCATAAAAATAAAAGTATAAACGACCTGGATAAAAACCTGTCGTTTCTCTATTTTTATCTTTAACTATCGTGTTTCGACGAACTGCCCTTAACTCAGAAACCTTGTTTCGAAGCCATGTGCGTGCTTTGGCTGTGCGTTGTTGAACGCCAGCCTGTGACATTTGTTTGCTGAGTCTATCTAATACATTAGCCATTTCAATATTTATTTAATGTTTAGATCCTTTTCCGTAATGATTTGGAAACTCCAATTACGGTCTAAACAATACTCCTGTGCGGCTTTCCATTTGGCTTCGTTGACGCCCCAAGTCATAATCTCATTAATATAACGGCGAGTAGGTTTCTGACCAGTCTTTGGGGGTTTAGTTTGGCTTGACGGTTTAACTTCAATTAGAATGGTTTTTGTGTTTCCGTCTTTGCCTCTGGCGCGAACTATAAAGTCTGGGAAGTACCGATGCCAGTTTTTATCGACGGGTGAGATGTAAGGTATTGAGAGTTCTTCGCTACCCCATTGCAATATATTTGGGTTCTCGTCGAAGTACATCATGACTCTATACTCGTAACTTGACCTGTAAATTATGTTCTGCGAATCACCTAAATATTTGCTAGGATTTCTCGGCTTAAAATATCCTTGAAAATACTTCATTCTTAATAGTAGAACTCAAATGGCAGATATAACTAGGTCAAACTCTCAAGTCGCAGATCGCAATAAACTGCGAAATGATGGGCAGAGTATACGAGTGGCTTATCCGTTGGATTTGGAGGAAAATTATCCTCATGCCGTCGACTTTACTATTTATCTGCCCCAAAAAAGTACGTTTAATAAAACGATCACAAAAGTTCCAAATACAGATAGCCGATTGAGTAACTATGATGGGATCGGTAAATTTGGCGATGCTGCAGGACTAGCCCAAGTTGGGTTTGGTCTGCAAACTGGCTTTCAGGTAGCAAAAGATGCGGCTTTAGGTGGCGCAACTGGAGCGAACGCACTTGGAGGCGGGTTTATTGGTAAAACTATTGGAGCAATTGCTGGCGCAACAGCTGGCGCAGTAGCGTCACCATTCACAAATTCTAAAACACAACAAGGATTAAAAGGTTTGCTTGCGACTGAATTGATTCAGGAGCAAACCAAAGTAACTGGTCTGAAACTTGAAAGAACGGCTCAGAAAATCAGTAAAATGATTTCACTTTATATGCCCGCCAACTTTTTCACAACGTATGGTCACGACTACGATCAGATCAGCGTTAAAGAGGCTGGCGGTATGTTAGGTATGTTAGCTGGCGCGTACTCCTCAACAGGAATGGACATTTCCAGTGTCGCCAACAGTCCTGAAGAATTTTTAAAGGCTTTACAAAAACTTCCTGGAGCAGCAAATCCATACTCTGCTCTTGCTGCTGGTGCACTAGGCTCATCAACTCAAGTTCCTATTTTGGGCGGTCCTCTTGTTGGTAGTAATTTTGCTGACGTAAATTTGTTTAATATGGGATACGCTCAAAACCCAATGCTTGAAGTTATCTATCGTGGCACAAACTTTAGATCTTTTCAATTTGAATTTATGTTTCAACCAAAGAGTCAAAAGGAAGCGGAAAAGGTTAGAGAAATTATTGAAACATTTAAGTTTCATGCCGCAGCAGAAACTAATCCAGTTTCTGAACCTATAGATAAAGGTGGTATATTCCCAGGTGGAACGAGCATGCCAATGTTCTTCGTGCCACCTTCAGAGTTTGGTATTGAATTGAGACATGGTTCAATTCAAAACAAATTCTTACCTAAAATTGGTCGCTGCGTTCTAAACCGCGTCGACGTAGATTATTCACCTAACGGTCAATGGCAAACATTTGCCGATGGCGTTCCAGTTGAAACACGCATGCGTTTAGACTTCACGGAAGTTGAACTAATTACAAAGAACAAGATTCAAGAAGGTTATTGATGGCATATTTTACTTACTTTCCGCAGATCTTTTATTCGTTTGATACTGCAAACGCAAACTATTCATTAGTCACAAATCTAATGTCGCGAGTAAAAGTTCTTCGCGAGGTTCTTGATAATTCTCTTTTATATTACAAATACGAGATCAAAGAGGGCGAAACACCAGAAATTATCGCATATAACTTTTACGGCGACATTCAAAAACATTGGATTATTCTTTACGTCAACTCAATAATTGATCCGAAATATGATTGGGTTTTGCATAGCAAAGAACTAGAAAACTATATCATATCAAAATATGGTTCTATTGAAGACGCTAAAACAGAACTTCATCATTATGAAGTCACAATTGAAGAATACAATAGCGTTGATGGTAGAATCAACGAGCGCGCGTTTACCGTAACAGATAAGAATTACGATTTTTCAACTAACTCATTATCCGATCGTTTTGCCACTTTACCAACTGTAAATAGTGCGCCGATCGTAATTCCGTACACCTATGCTTTATCTGATGGGTCAACGATAACTGGAACTGAAACATATCGCGCGATTTCAAATTATGATTATGAGTTTTTAGAAAACGAAAAGAAGCGCATTATCAATATACTTAATCCAGATTATGCGCCACAAATTGAAAATGAACTAAAGGAATTATTAAGATAATATGGCTGACGGTCCTGGTATTTTAAGATTTGGTGACTTCGAGATAAAGGCACTTGAGCTGATATCGTCGACAGGTGCCATCTATAATTTATATACAGCATTTAGTGAATTGTCTATTTTTGAAGACATTTACAGCAGTTCGTTGTCTGGTCATATTATGGTAACTGATTCAAACGATATGAGCAGCACCATGGATATTCATGGTTCAGAATTTCTTCATATCATTCTCGACAAACCCTCTCTCGGCGAACCAATTGATGATTTTTTTCGCATTTATAAAGTTTCGAATAAGATTGTAAAAAATAGAAACTCAACTGCATTTGTGATGCATTTTGTTACTGAAGATCAATTCGTTGCAAATCAATATAAAATTAGTCGTGCATTTTCAGGACCATCAGATGCTTCTGTAATGTCAATTTTGCGTAATGATCTTAAAGTTAATTCTAAAAAAATTAAAGTTTCTAACTTTGAACCTGCATATGGCGAAACGAATGTTGTAATTCCATACATGAAACCGTTTCAGGCGATTCAATATCTCTGTTCTCGTACAACAAATAAAAGTGGTTCGTTTTATTTCTTTTATGAAAATCGCGATGGATATAACTTTAAATCGCTAGAAAGTATTTTAAACGGTCAATTGTATAAAACATATTCGCTGACCCCTAAACTTTTAGATGCACCAAGACCAGAAGTAAGTGCAACCAGTATTAATGAAATTATCATTAATCAAAATTACGATTCGTTGACAACTTTAACGACTGGTGGTTTTGCTGGACGCATGAGAAATCTAAACGTGACGCGTCGTCAATACACTGAAAATGATTTAAATATCACAAATCGCCAAAATTATCCCGTTCTTGGAAAGGGGTTTCCTGTAAATAACTTGACAAATAGAAAGGGTGATTCGTTACTGACAGCATTTCAAGCATTTGAGAAATATTCCGTTTCAACAACTGCAAATTTAGATTTAGATGATTTCCCAAATAACTCAGAGCAGTTTATTTTCAGAAGTATGGAACATTCATTGCTACATAACTTTAGAGCGACAGTAACTATTCCTGGCGATCCGTTTATTAAAGTTGGAGATGTTATTTCCATAAATCTTCCTAAATTTGCTCAGTCAATTACGGGCGATCAAAAACTAGATGAGTTTTATTCTGGTAAAATGCTTGTGATGGGTGTTCGTCACACAGTAACGCCAGCCGCTCATACAACTTATCTTGAAGTTGTGAAGGATGCAGTTGATGGTATATTAAGTGATGCGTCAACTGGTGGTTTGATAGAGAAGGCGAAGAAATGACACCAAAAGATTACATGGGTTTAAATGGGTTTGTTTGGTGGGTCGGCGTTGTCGAAGATCGCAACGATCCAGCCATGCTTGGTCGCGTCAAAGTTCGTTGCTTCGGTTGGCATTCAGAAGATCTAAAAGAAATCCCAACAGCAAAGTTACCGTGGGCAACGATTATGCTCCCAGTAAATCGCGACGCTCACTTTGCGCCAAAAGAAGGTGAGTTTGTTTGTGGATTCTTTATGGACGGCGAGTATGCTCAAAATCCAGTTGTCATGGGCATCCTTCCTGGTATCAATAACAAAGAAACAAACCACTCTATTGGTTTCTCCGATCAACGTTCAGACTTAACAAAGATTCCAAGAAAAGTTAAATCGCGCAATTATAAAAAAGACGGAACTGGCGTTGAGATTCAAAATGAAGATCCTAAAAAGAATCCAGAACGTCCAGGCGAACCTTCTTCAAGTCGCTTTACTCGTAACGAAGATATCGGTCAAACATTAATTAAAGATCGTAAAAAGAATCTCGTTGAAGTCCCAATTGCAGGCGGTGGTTCTTGGAAAGAACCAAGCCCAGCCTATAATGCATCATATCCATATAACAACGCTCAAGAAACAGAATCAGGTCACGTGTTTGAAGTTGATGATACGCCAGAATGGGAACGTATTCACGTCGCTCACAGAACGGGAACATTCTACGAAATGTATCCGTCTGGAACTAAAGTAGAAAAAGTCGTAAAGAACAATTATCAAGTGATCATGGGCGACGATAACATTTACGTTATGGGTCAATGTAATATTACGGTTGATGGCGCAGCGAATATTAAAGTCAAAGGCGACGCAAAAATTCATTCAGATTGTACTATTGATCTAGATGCGAAAAAAGATATTAAGATCAATGCAATGGGTTCAGTTAAGATTAACGGCGGTCAGGTTGCAATTTCTTCACTTGCTGCTACTCGCGTCAGTGGCGGCTTCTTACTCGACATTGATGCTCCTGCGGTTGTAATTGGTAAAAGTGGTCTTGCAGTATCAAACGACTTTTTACCATCACCAACTGCTGGCGGCGGTGGTGGTGGCGGTGGGGAAGCAGCCGCAGGTGCTGATGCTGCAGCAGGAGCTGCTGGTGCTGCAACAGGTGCTGCTGCCGCAGCAGGAAGTGCTGCCGCCGCTGCTGCATCTCAATTGACAGGTGCATTAGGTGGATTAGCAAACCTTGCGAATATTCCTGGCATGGATATGTTAACGAAACTTCCTGGTTTGGAAAACTTGGAATCTTTAACTTCTAGTCTCGGCAACATTGGCGATATCAGCGCTAAATTGGGCGATGTTACCGCAATTTCCGATAAACTTGGCGAAATATCTAAAATCACTTCAATCACAGATTCGATTAAAGATAAACTCGGAGCAGATTTTAATTTAGACGCATTAAAGGGTCAAATAGATCAAATTAAAGACGTTTCGAAGAATATTGATGGTATCAAGAATATTAAAGAAGCGACGGGTCAGTTGAAGCAAATTGCTGACGCAACTAAAGAACTAACGAAGATACCAGATTTAAATAAACTCGTTCAAGATGTAAATAAACTTATCGAAATCCCAGAAGTATCTAATAAGATTCCAATTCTATCCAAGATTAACGGCGTTGTCGATAACTTCAACGATCTCCAAGGCACAAGCAAAGATATTCAAACTTTGGCTGAATCTGAAGTTACAGGTAAAGTGCTAGATCTTTCGCAAAAGATTAAATCACTACCTACCGATTTGAGTAGCATTGGCGGCTTCAAGGATGGCGTAAAGGGACTATCTTCATTCAGTGAAAATCTTGGCGGTTTGAACAATCAGATTAAAGATATCTCCAAACTTGCAACTGACTTGGGCGCCAATAAACAATTGAGCGCAGTAACTGATGGATTTAAGAATCTAGAAAAGAATATGGGTGAAATTGGTTCGCTGACTTCATCATTATCAGGTGCAGCCGCTGATGTCGGTGCAATTAAAGATATTACAAAGGGTCTTACTGCCACAGCAGATATTACAAAGTTCTCCAACTTTGAAAATCAATTAGGACCTCTTTCTGGCGCATTAAGCGGCATCACAGACGGTTCTTCTCTCGCCGCTGGCGTTCTCAGCGCTGGCGCCAAGTGCGGAAACCCATCGGCTGGCTTCATTGAACCAACCCCAGCCGACCGAGCAGCATTCTTCTTCGACGCTGGTGAAAAGGGTGCGGATGAGTGGATTAAGAAGCAAATCGATAATGGTGTTTTTGATCCTTCTGAATTGAAAGAAATTACCACAAACGAATCAAACACAGAGCCGCCGAAGGCTCCAAGCGGAAAGGTGAATGAATGCGGTATTCCTGAGGATCAGGAAGAATTTGATTCAAATATGATGTTATCCAAGTATTGGAATTTGGGTAAACTGTCCTCAAATGCGATTGTAGAAAAGCAACCAGTTATACCTCAACGCGGTTTAACCAAAGCCCAAATCGTTTGCAACTTAAAACTTCTTGCGGTCAACTGCCTCGATCCAATCAAGGAAAAGTATGCAAATATGATTGTTACGAACGCTTTCCGCAAACCACAAGGCTCTTCAGCAGGTCGTTCGCAACATGAAATCGGTCAGGCTGCAGATCTGCAATTCCCAGGAATAAGTAAAACAGAATACTACGATATTGCTCTCTGGATTCGCGATAACGTCCCACACGATCAGTTATTGCTCGAATATAAAACCACGGGAACTGGTTTACCTTGGATTCACATCTCATACAATAAGGCAGGAAATCGCCCAGCGGGAACGACCGTGGTGAAGAATGCAACGTTTAACAATTTTAGATTGTACAAACAGGGCTACCATCGCTTGGCATAACCTATAAATAATCCTATTACCGTTTAGATACGAAAATGGCATCAAACACATCAAGATTATACAAAGATTTAGATTTAAATTTTGGTATTAATCCAGTCACAAAAGATGTCGATAAGAAACTTGGCGATCGTGCAATTATAACTGCCGTCAAGAATCTTATCTTATTGAACTACTTTGAAAAGCCATTTAATCCGTCTATCGGTTCAAATGTTCGACGCTTATTATTCGAACCAATGGATGCAGGAACTGGCTCATTATTGCAGAAAGAAATCTCACTTACGATTAATAATTACGAACCACGCGTTAAGTTACGCAACGTTTATGTTCAGGCTGACGAGGACAATCAGGGATATAACGTAACAATTGAGTTCTTTCTGATTAATCGCATAGAACCTGTAACGTTAAACCTTTTTCTAGAAAGATTAAGATAGGTTATTTAAAATGGCAGAATCGAAGATTCAAATTACCGAATTAGAATTCCAAACTATTAAGGAAAATCTAAAGAACTATCTCAAAACCCGAGAAGAGTTTACAGATTACGACTTTGAGGGTGCAGGACTAAACATCCTCTTGGATATTCTTGCATACAACACTCACTATTTGGCATATTATACAAATATGATTGCCAATGAGATGTTTTTGGATACTGCCGACCTTCGTCAATCCGTTGTCTCTCATGCTAAAATGTTGGGGTATACTCCACGTTCAAGAGTTGCACCTCTTGCTCGCGTGAACATTGAAATTACACCTCCAATCGGTGACACACAAAATCTTTTACTTGTGCCAAGATTTACTCGTTTCAGAAGCGAAAATATTAGTGGAACTAACTTTCCATTCGTTTTGCTACAAGATAAAGTTTTGACTAAATCAGGCAACAAATTTACATATGCAAATGCTGTTCTTAAACAAGGAACTCCATTAGTTTATACTTTCGTAGTAGATAATGTTTCAAATCCAAAACAGCGCTTTAAAATACCAGATGTCGGTATTGATATATCAACGATTGAAGTAACTGTTCAACAGTCAGCAACAAATTTATCAACGCAAAAATATATTCTCGCAGACGATGCAAGTGTTGTTGATGAAAATAGTACCGTATATTATCTTGATGAAGTTGATAACGGTAAATATCAAATTTACTTTGGTGATGGAATTATCGGTAAAAAATTAGAGGATGGTAATTTGGTTGTTGTTACATACTTAATTACAGACGGTCCTCTTGCTAATAAAGCAAATACGTTCTCAATGATTGATATTATTGATGGATTTAGCAATGTTGCAATAACAACAATTCAATCTGCAGCTTCTGGTGCTGAAATTGAATCTATTGAAAGCATTCGCTTTAGTGCACCAAAAGGTTATTTGTCGCAAAACCGTGCAGTAACTAAAAACGATTACATTGCATTAATCAATAAAAAATATCCATACTTCGATTCTGTTACAGTTTGGAGTGGAGAAGAAGAAAATCCACCAGAAATTGGTCGAGTTTATATTTCAGCAAAACCAAGAGATGGTTTTGAGATCACGCAAACTGAAAAAGAATTTATTAAGGAAACAGTTCTAAAACCAATCGGCATTTTAACAATTACACCAGAATTTAGAGACGCCGACTACAATTACTTAAACTTAAGAATTAAATCAACATATGATCCTGCAAAAACAAATAAAACACCTTCACAAATTGAAAGTATCATTAAGGCTGCAGTAACATCATTTGTAAATCTTGAGTTGAATAAGTTTAATGCAACGTTTAGATCTTCGCGCTTAATTCGCCGCATTGATGATGCAGATCCATCAATATTGAGCACTGAATTAAACGTATTTGTTGAAAAGAAGATTAAACCTTTACTAAATGCAACGGCAAGATCTTATACGCTAGATTTCGGCGTTCCTTTAATTCGTGGAACAACAGATAATCGCTTATACTCTTCCCCAGAATTTACTATTTTTGATTCTACAGATACATTACGTTCTTGCTTCATTGAAGAAGTGCCTTTCTCATTCTCTGGTGTAGATTCAATTGAGGTTGTAAACCCTGGTTCAAACTACACAGAAACGCCAACAGTTGAAATTGTCGGTGATGGTACTGGCGCTACTGCAGTTGCTGTGATTAATAACGGTGCTCTTCGTAGCATCAATGTTGTAAAACGTGGCTTTGAATATACAACGGCTACAGTAAAAATTACTGGTGGTGGTCCTGAGGCTCGTGGCGCAACTGCTAAAGTTGTAACACAAGGTAAGAGTGGTACGTTGAGAACTTATTATTTTGACGAAAACCAACAAAAAGTTATTTTAAACGACAACATTGGAACTATTAATTATGATACTGGTATTGTCGTTTTAAATAATATGACTTTCTTCGATATTTTAAATGACGCTAAACAATTAAGCGTTCATGCAAAACCAGAAACGACGGTATTCCAGTCAATAAGAAATAAAGTCATCACAATGAAATATGATGATCCACAAAGTATAATTGTAGAATTAACGCCAGTCGAAGCATAATATGGCAAAGATTAACGAAAATATTTCTAATCTTGTTGATAGCCAAGTGCCATCATTTGTCGCCGAGGATCATCCAAAATTCGTTCAATTTTTAAAAGCCTATTATGAATGGTTAGAAGATTCGAGTTTAGGCGCGACAATTTACCATAATAAAAATTTAATCAATTTATTTGATCTTGACAATTCAGAATATTCGGATTTAATTACGAATAATACTCTTGGTGGCGTAATACCAACAACGGGTAATCAAGGACCACCAGGACCACAAGGCTCGCAAGGCTCGCAAGGCTC